CTGGATTTCCACATTTTAAAAGAAAGAATAGTACTTTCTGCGTATCAGATACAATTAATTGGCTTAATGAATTAGTTAATAAACCAACACTTTATAAACTTATTAAAAATCCTTTGATTGATCAACCTTCAACTTTATTTTACAGGGTTCAACCTTCTGTAAATAATGATGTTGTGGATGTAAAGATAAGACAAGTCTGGGGTCTTCCTCAGAGAATTGTTTCTTTAGAATATTTCTTCTTCGGTTCATTTATTGAACATATACATTCAAAGAATATTAATTCTGAGTTTACAGTTTACTCTTCTGGGTTAACTCAAGCTCAAATAAGTAGTAGAATAGTTCAGAGACTAAGAAGAAAACAATCAATGAATAAGGATAAAGGAAAGAACTTATTTTCTGTAGATTATAGCAAATTTGACCGAACTTTTCCAAATTTTGCTCTTGATCTATTGTTCTCAATATTCAGATATTCATTAGATCTGAATGAAAAAGAAGAGAAAATTTTTAACAATCTGAGATTTTATATTAAATATACTCCGATTGTTTGGAAAAAGATGTTGTATATTTGTCGTTCTGGTATACCATCAGGTTCTTATATAACTAATTTGGCTGATACATGGTGGAATTTGACCATATGGGAGTATTCTTACATATTAAAAGAATATTACAGAAAAAGACTGAACGACTTTCTGAATAAGAAAGATCTCTTTGAAGAAGAGACACTAAAAGTTTTAGACTTTAATAAAGAACTTTTCAATGAATGTGGAATCTGTGGAGATGACTCCCTCATTTTAACAGAAAAGATACATGTTCATTTAGCAATAACCTTTTGTGAACGTATAGATATGAAGTTAACTGTAGCACTAGAAACTAAAAGTCCTCTTGATCAAACTTATTTTCTAGGAAGATTTTGGGATCCAGAAAATCGGCCAGTACAAACTCATATTTATTTTGTCGGTCATATCTGTTTAAGAACAAAATTCTATGATAAATCAGAAGTGCCATTAATTGATATATCTGAGGATCTTACTCCAACTAGAATATTGTCAATAACACTTCAATATTATAATGGATACAATTTCTTAAAGAAATATTTTTCAAAATTTGAAAAGATAAAAGAGTTCTTCGAAAAAGGAAGAGGTCATTATATCCTCAAAGAATATCCATTAACGGATGAATATCAGTATATAAATAGAATAGATGCTACATCTTGGATGAAGCGTTAATTCGGCGCTTGGTT